AACTTGCTTAGAAGCTCCAGCAGGTGGAGATCCAGATATCAACTTATGGTATGCGGATGAAGCAACTGGTACAGAAGATGCAGCAATAACAGGTTTAACAAACCAAATACAAATGTGTGACAGTGGTGATTTAGCTTTAAACAGCGTAATCAGTATTCCAACACCGCCAGCAGCAGATAAATATATTTATATGGTAACTGGTGCGGCAACAGACGCTGATTATACAGCTGGAAAAATACTTATAGAATTTTTCGGTTATACTGCGTAAATAAATTAACATTGAGTGAGGTGTAAAAGCCTCACTTTTTATAAAGGACAAAACGATGGCAGGATTTTCAGACGTAAAGTCTACATTCATATCAGATACTATAGCAGCAGATGATAATGGTTATTCAGCTTCAGCGGGAGTTGCAAACAATGCAGCATTAGTGCTTGGAGGTGCTTTAGCTGACAGTGGTTCTGTAACTAATAGTTCAGGTAGAATAACTGAGATTACATCAGGTGGAGACGACAGCGGTATTTCATTTACTGTTGTGGGAACAGATGTTACAGGTACAGCGATGACAGAATCAATCACTGGAGCAGACACAGGTGCTGCAACAGGAAGTAAATTTTTTAAAACAATAACATCCATAACTGCAGTTGGTGATCCAGCTGGGACAGTAATTGCAGGAACAACTGCAAGTGCGGCAGACGTTGTATTTGCAGGCCCTACAAGATTAAAGGGTGTAAATATGGTCAATGATGCAGCAGCAGGAACAGTTGAGTTTGTTGATACTTCAGATGCTTCGGCTATCGGTTCAGCAAGCACTTCATTGAAAATTGGCACTGTAGCTTCAGCTACTGCGATCAGAGATATGACAATACCAGATGAAGGATTGCATTTTAAAGATGGTTGCTTTGTAAAGTTTGAGATAGGTAAATGCGAAAGTATAACTACATTTCAAGCTTAGCATGGATGAACAAATAGATATAAAAAACAAGCTGGATATTGTGGAGCTTCAAGGTGAAATAAAATTACTGAGACAAGAAATTGACACAGTAAAAAATAATCACATTTGGCATCTACAAAAGTCAATTGATGGCATTAATAAAGTATTGTGGACTGTAGGTTTTATGGTATTAGCACAATTTCTTTGGGTTATCAAAACAGCTTTAATGGGATAGGAGACTAGTATGGTTACCTCTGGTACTTATACTTTTAATCTTGACACTGGTGAAATAATACAAGAAGCTTACGAGCGTTGTGGTATTGAAACTAAAAGTGGATATGATTTAAAAACAGCTAGACGCTCATTAAACTTATTACTAACTAAATGGGTTAATGATGGTGTAAATTTATTTACATTAGATTTAGAAACAACTAATATGACTAAAGATCAAGATCATATTACGTTTAATTCAACATCGCATTTAGATATACTTGATTCGGCAATTAGAGATAATTCAGATACATCAGCAACTTCGGATATTATAATTGAAAGAATTAGCATGGATGAATATCTAGCTATCCCAAGTAAATTAAACACAGGCAAACCTGTGCAATACGCAGTTGAAAGAAACTCACAATTTACATCATCAGCTTCAGCAACTCATAAAGTTTATTTGTGGCCTATACCTGATCAAACTTATTACCAATTATTAACTTGGAGTATAAAATATCCGCAAGATGTTTCTGCAACATATACACAGAATCCTGATATACCAAGAAGATATTTGCCAGCATTAATTAGTGGCTTGGCAGTAGAACTTGCTGTTAAAAAAGCACCAGATAGACTTGCAGTACTGAAACCATTGTATGATCAAGACTGGGAAAAAGCAAGAGAAGAAGATAGAGAAAGAGTAAGTTTTCACGTTTTACCACAGGTTTATTAATGGCTAGATATTCTTCAGGAAAGAAAGCATTTTTAATAGACGATCGTTATGGTCGTAAAATTAGATACAAAGACGCTCGCACAGAGTGGACAGGTATCAAAGTTCATAAATCAGATTTTGAATCTAAGCACCCACAATTAGAACCGCAAAAATATTTAAAGAAAACTCGTGGTGATGTTTTAAAAGATCCACGACCTGATAACGACAACAAAAATCAAACTACAACTTTTAGAGCAGGGCCTTTATTTAGAAACTTTGCTGCTAAAATGGGCACATTTGTTGGTGAAGTATCATTAAACATTTCAGAAGATGCTGGAGGATTTGGTTTAACATCATCTCAAGGCACCCCATCTTATGCAGCGCAAACTAACCCATCTGGAATAGCGGGCACATCTGCACAAGGTACTATACTAGCAAAAGCTCAAACTACTCCTACAGGAATAGCAGCAACTTCTGCTCAAGGGGGGCTACAGTTTAATTTAACTGAGAATGCACCTGGACAAGCAGGCACCTCAGCGCAAGGTTCATTAGCCTTTAGTGCTACAGAAAATGTAGCAGGTATTGGCTCAACATCAGCTCAAGGTACTGTTGTTCCGCAACTAGTTGTTTCAATAAGTGGGTTGCAAATGACTGCAGGACGTGGTACAATAACATTTGCACAACCAGGATGGGGTAATAACCCTTATGGTCTAGGAGCATGGAACGCTTAATATGGGATTAACTTACGTACAATTAAAACAAGGTATTCAGGACTGGGCTGAGAATGATGCAGCAGAATTTACTACTGCTACTGGTTCTGGTAAAGCGCCGATTGACTTATGTATAGAACTAGCTGAAGATAGGATTCAAAGAGAATCAGACCTTAATTACTTTAGAAAAACTACTACTATTCTAGTAACAGCAAATACTAATACAACTGACGTTCCTCAAGATGTTCATATTACAAGATATATGAAACTACAAACAGGTGATTTTTTAGAAGAAAAAGACGATACATTTATACGAGAATACACTCAAAACAGTGCTACTACAGGCACTCCTAAGTTTTTTGGGTATACAAGTACAGGTGCAGCTTACTCTTCTAGTAATAGACAAGTAAATTATTTATTTGGCCCTGTTCCTAGTGTTGACACTACGCTAGAAATAGGTTATACTATTAAACCAGCAGGATTAAGTTCTACTAACGCAAACACTTACGTTGGAGATTTTGCTCCTGATGTCATATTATATGGTAGTCTTGTAGAGGCTAGTATATTTATGAAAGATACGGCTGAGAAATTGCAGAGATATCAAGGTTTATATGACCGTTCTTTGCAAACATTCATAGCCCAAGAACAAATAAGAAAACGAACTGACGAGTTCATAAAAGGTGAAATAAAAGGATAAGATTATGGCAGGATTAACATCAGCACTTTGTACAACTTTTAAGAAAGAGCTATTAGAAGGTGATCATGACTTCAATAACGGAGCTGATGCTTTTAAGATAGCCTTATTTAAAGCTAACGCAAGTATTTCAGGTACACACGGAGCAGCAACTACAAATTACTCAAATATGACTGACGCATCAGATGAGTTAGCAAACGGAAACGGATATACATCAGCAGGGGAAGCACTGACAAATGTAGATCCTTCAAACGCAGGCACAACAGCAATAACAGATTTTTCAGATGTCTCATGGACATCAGCTACATTTACAACGCGTGGTTGTTTAATATACAACACAAGTGATTCAGGTTCAGCAGTAATGGTAATTGATTTTGGTGGAGACTACACAGTAACAGGGGGCACATTTACTATTGCATTCCCAGCTGCAGATGCATCAAACGCAATTATTAGAATTGCATAAGGAATAAACTATGTCATCAACATGGAGTAATTTAGGTCTAAGGTTAATGGCCACAGGGGAGAACGACGGAACCTGGGGTGCACAAACCAACGACAACATGAATAGACTTGAAGATTCAATTAGTGGTTACGCTACTATAGCTGTATCAGGTAATGTTTCTTTAACTTTTACTGCGCAACCAACATCTTATGCAGATGAAAATGGTCGTAATAAAATTTTAGTATTTACAGGTACACCAGGAGCAACAGCAACAATTACTTTACCAGATATAGAAGCTCATTATTTTGTACAAAATGATACGGACTCTAGTCTAACTTTTCAATCTGGTACAAACGCGGTTACTTATACATTACCTTCGGGCAGAGACACAGCAATATTTGTTGATGGTTCTGATGAAGTATTTAATGCATTAGCTAACTTAGACGTAACAACTATTAATGGGATTGATCCCGCTAATAGTGCAACAAAGGGATTTGCCACTGCAATGGCAATCGCTTTATAATTTAGGAGGAATAAAATATGGCAGATTCAGCAAGTGTAACTATTA